GAAGAATGACGCATATGATAAAAAGATGTCAATGAAAGAAAAATTAGATTTAACAGAATATGTAAATCTATTAGTTACAAATAAACCGTATAACGGAAAGGAGTTATTATTAATGGGCGGAGCATATGGACATATGAATCATCCCTTTGATGACAAAAATCTTACATTTTCGGATTTAAAGAACATAGTTATTATAGGACTCGGTGGTCAGCTTAGTCGTGAAGATAATGTTACTGAGAAACTTGATGGTCAGAATCTAATGGTTTCTTGGGTAAAAGGAAAGTTAGTTACAGCACGAAACAAAGGTCAGTTAAAGAATTTCGGTTCAACAGCAATGGATATTAAAGGTGTCGCCTCTAAATTTGCAGGTAGAGGTGATATTAAAGATGCTTTTGTTTTTGCAATGAAAGATTTAAATAAATCTATAAGTTCATTGTCAGATAAACAAAAAGAAAAAGTTTTTGGTAACGGTAAAAGATGGATGAATCTTGAAGTTATATATCCAGCATCTGCTAATGTAATAGATTATGATAAAGCTCAAATAGTATTTCATGGGACATTGGAATATAATGAAAGTGGTACTGCGATAGGACAAGCTAAAGATTCAGCTCGTATGTTAGCGGGAATGATTAAACAGGTTAATCAGCATGTACAAAAACATTATGCGATAGGTAAACCACACTTTTTAGAAGTACCTAAAGTACAAGATTTTGGGAAAAAGAAAAAAGTTTATTTAAATAAATTAAAGAAGTTACAAAATCAATACAAATTAAAAGACAATGATACATTATCTAAATATCATCAGTCATTTTGGGAAGAATTTATCTTTAATGCGTCAAAACAACATAAGTATAAAATATCAAATAGAGTTTTAGTTAATTTGACTAAAAGATGGGCTTTCCTTGATAAATCGTATAAAGTACAAATGATGAAAAAAGATATAAAGAATAAAGAATTTTTAAATTGGGCACTTGCATTTGATAAAAACGATCATCAAAAATGGGTAAAACAAAATATGAAACCGTTTGAAGTATTGTTTTTTGATGTGGGTGCAGAGATATTAAAGAATATAAGTGGTTATTTAGCAGCATCACCTAAGACTGCAGTGCAAAAAATAAGAAAAGATGTAATTAATGCAATTAAAACAGTAAAAAGTGGTGGTGATATTAAAAAGATAGAAACTTTAAAACAACAGTTAAGTAAATTAGAAAAAATAGGTGGATTATCATCAGTTGTACCATCAGAAGGTATAGTGTTTAAATATAAAGGTAATACTTACAAGTTTACAGGAGCTTTTGCACCTGTAAATCAGATTGTAGGTTTATTAAATTTTTAGTTATGTCAGGATATAGAGAAAGAGTACGACAAAATAAGGCGATGCAGTCTATTTTAAGGGGAGAAACACCTGAAAAGAGAATTTTTGTTCCACAAGAAGATTTAGAATTTAAGAAGAAATTACAGAAAGAAAAAGAAATAGAACAAAAAAGAGTTGATGAAAAATTAGAAGTGACTAAAGAAGCTAGGATGCCTTGGTTCTGTTCAGAATGTAAAAAAGTAATGAAAAGACAATTAGATGAAAAAATGTGGTATTTATATCAACATTGTTTTGATTGTCAAATAAAAGTAGAAAATAAAATGAGAATTGACGGTACATATAATGAGTGGGAACAAGAAAAAGTAAAGCAAAATAAGTTATCATGGATAAGAGATGAAATAGAAAAACTTAAAGAGTTTAAAAAACAAGAAATACCGACATTTTATAATCAGGTAGCTGCAGATGGATATACAGTTGATAAAGAAAACTGGGAAGGTAACTTTAAACAACTTAAAAAACAGGCGGATGAGGCTTTAAAACATTTACAAAAAGTAGAGGATTCTTTAACATAGAATATTTATATATACATGAATATTAATTATTTGGGAGAAATTAAATGGCAAATATAACAACTGATGCATACGGTTCTACGATTTCACGAGGATCGCACGGTAAAACTGATGTATCAAGTCATAAAGCGGCTACTATATCAGATGACGCTAAGTTTAGTAGAATTAAAAGTCAAACATCTGGTTCAACGTGGTACACTGCTTCATTGGCAGGTTCAAGTGGATTTATAGTACAAGAGGCAGCTGCAGGTGAAATGTTTATTACACCTGTTGATGGTGACGCGGTTGACGCTTCAGCTTTTACATTAAAAACATTATATGAAATTGGTGTAAAACAAGTAAGTGGTAGTGGTGGAATTGTACACGTAGTATATTAATATGGAACGTAATTCCAAAGGACAGATAAAAGATGTAATTAAACAGGAGTACATAAAGTGCGCTTCAGATCCTGTTTATTTTATGAAAAAGTATTGTGTAATTCAACACCCAATACAGGGAAAGATACCTTTTCATTTATATCATTTTCAAGAAAAAGTAGTTGAAGATTTAGTACAACACCGCTTTAATATTGTATTGAAAGCAAGACAGTTGGGTATGTCAACTATTACAGCTGGTTATTCGCTTTGGATGATGACATTTCATCAAGATAAAAATATATTAGTAATTGCTACTAAACAAGAGGTTGCCAAAAATTTAGTAACAAAAGTTAGAGTGATGCATGCTAATCTACCAAGTTGGTTAAAACAAAGATGTGTTGAAGATAATAAGTTGTCATTAAGGTATAAAAATGGTTCTCAAATAAAAGCAGTTTCAAGTGGTGAAGACAGCGCTCGTTCAGAAGCATTATCTTTATTAGTATTAGATGAAGCGGCATTTATTGATAAGATTGATACAATATGGGCTGCAGCGTCACAGACACTTTCTACAGGTGGTCAATGTATTACATTATCTACACCAAATGGTGTTGGAAATTGGTTTCATAAAACTTGGGTAGAGGCTGAAGACGGATTGAATGATTTTAATTTTGCAAGATTACATTGGACATTACATCCTGATAGAGATCAAGAGTGGAGAGATGAACAAGATAAATTATTAGGTCCTACATTAGCGGCTCAAGAATGTGATTGTGATTTTATCACTTCTGGACAATCAGTAATTGACGGTCTTATTTTAGAAGAATACAGAACTACACAAATTAAAGACCCAGTTGAAAAACGGGGTATTGATAGTAATGTATGGATATGGGAACCAGCTAATTATACAAAAGATTATATAATATGTGCAGATGTTAGTAGAGGAGATGCAACAGATTATTCGGCATTTCATATACTTGAATTAGAAAGCGTAGAACAAGTAGCAGAATATAAAGGTCGTTTAAGTACAAGAGATTATGGTAACTTATTAGTAAATATGGCAATAGAATATAACAATGCATTGTTAGTAATTGAAAATAATAATATTGGTTGGGCTGCTATACAACAAGTAATTGACAGAGAATATGAGAATTTATTTTATATGTCAAAAGATTTACGATATGTGGATACACATAAACAAATAAATAATAAAATTAATAGAATGGAAAAACAAATAATACCAGGATTTACTTTAACACAGAAAACAAGACCGTTAGTTATAGCTAAATTAGAAGAATTTTTTAGAGAGAAGTTATCAATAGTACATTCACAGAGACTTATTGATGAATTATTTGTATTTATTTATAATGGTAATAGAGCAGAAGCTATGAGAGGCTATAACGATGATTTAGTTATGTCTTATGCAATGGGTTTGTGGATTAGAGAAACTGCTCTTAGATTACGAGCTGAAGGTATTGAATTACAAAAGAAAGCTGTAAGCGGTATTAATTCAAATCAAGGCGCTTATACACCAATGGATAATCAAAATGATTCTTGGGTTATGGATGTAAATAAAGAACAAGAATCGTTAGAATGGTTAATAAACTAAAGAGGTAAAAATGGCTGATACAACATTAAGAAGTAGATTACGAAGACTATTTTCAACAAATGTAATTGTTAGAAATGTAGGAGGTAAACGTTTAAAAGTTGCCGATACGAGTCGAACACAATCTACAGCAAGAAGCAATCTTATTGATAGATATCAAAAAATATTCACAGGATCAGGTTTGAGTGGTTATTCAGATTCGATGTTAACGAAGTCAATGAGGTTGAATTTGTTTAAAGATTATGAATCAATGGATAATGACGCAATTATTTCTTCTGCACTTGATATTTACGCAGATGAGTCTACAATGAAATCTGAGTATGGAGAAGTTTTAGAAATTAAAACAGATAACAATCAAATTAAAGAAATATTACATAATTTATTTTATGATATTATTAACATTGAATTTAATCTTTGGCCTTGGGTTCGTAATATGTGTAAATATGGTGATTTCTTTTTAAAATTAGAAATTGATGAAAAATATGGTATTACTAATGTAGTCCCATTATCAGTTTATGATGTGTCAAGATTAGAAGGACTGGATCCAGAAAATCCTGAGTATGTTAAATTTTTAATAGAAGCTATGACATCTCAACATAGATATAAATCTGAACAGTCAAGTACGAGAGAAGAGTTAGAAAATTATGAAGTAGCTCATTTTAGATTACTATCTGATTCTAATTATCTCCCATACGGTAAATCACAAGTTGAAGGTGGTCGTAAAATTTGGAAACAGTTAACTCTTATGGAAGACGCTATGTTAATTCATAGAATTATGAGAGCACCTGA